TTTCAGCTAATGTACATTCTAATGTTCCCTCAAGTGCTGGCATGTTTGAACTTGGAGGAGCTTCTTATCCTATCTTTGACGGAGAAATATAAAACAACCTCCCATACTGCTCGGGAGGTTGGTCGAACAAACTGTAAATATTTATATATTTAATCGTCTGCTAATTTACTAAAATAGTCAAGAGCATCAGTACTTTCAGAAACATCTTCTTCTGCTATGGGCCTTTTTGTTTTAGGTAATTGGGGTTTCTTTTCTTTCAGATCTTCTTCATCAATAGACTCTGCTGTAGCAGAATTGGTTGCAGAAGCTCGAATATCTCCACCCAATACTTCATACAAACGATCTTTGAGTTCGTCGTATGACTTGTAATTCTTAGGATCGATAAACTCTTTCAACGAGTGTTCTGACTTCCACAATTGTTCTAGTTTGGTATCATCTCCACCCAAAAGAGGAGAAGCAGAATCAAATTCAGACTTGTCGTAATTGGTGTAACCTGCCACCTTACGAATCTTTAAACGGAAATTTGCTCCTTTCCAGAAATCGAATGGATTAATTGCCTCTTCGTCCTTGAACTCGGGTTTCATTACTTCTTGAAGTTTCTCAAAGATCTTTGATCCGTAACGAAACAGAAATACTTTTCCTTCATTCTGAGGATTTACGGAATCTGATACAACGTATATATTGCTTACATAATTAACCTTTCTTTTTCGCTCTCGAGCAATATTCTTGTCGCTTTCCACTCCAGAATTCCACAATTGAGTGTTAAGTTCACTCACTGGATCTTTTTGACCTAGACTGGTAAGACAATTTTCAATGTACCATCCGCCTGGTCCATTAAAGGCGTGGGTGTAATACTTTACCCAGGGAAGATCTTCTCCTGTAATTTCCGGAAGAAATCGAATAATAGCAAATCCGTTTCCAGACTTATCTAATTCTGGACGCCAAAAACGGTCATCCTTATACGACTCTTTCTTGGTCTGATCTTCCATTTTGCGGATCAGATCATCTAAATTCGTTACTTTGGACTTTTTCTTTAAATCATTAAAACTCATATGTTTCCTTTCATTAATCCCGAAGATCTACTTCGGCCTATAGTGATTCACAGGAACTCCCTGTGTTCTCAATGTATTTAGTATACCCCAAAAATCCGTCTTGTCAAGACGATTAAAACGGTAATTTATTTTTAGATTTAGGAAGAAGATTCAATCCACGTCCTTCTTCTTTTATTTTTTCTATTACTGGTCTGGACAGTAATTTTGCAATAATTTCGTATTCCATACCCAATTTTTCCATAACATGGACAGTTGCGTCAATATAAGAAACATTACTGGAAATTATGTAATTTTCTATCAGTTTAGAAATGTGTTCTGAATTTATTTTAGATTTACTCATACAGATATTATATCACACTAAAAAATGAATGCAATATTCTTTATATATATTTCAAAGGACCAATATGCCCACAGCAGACACAAATAATAATATTACAGTAACTATTTATGATGGAATTGCCACGTTAGGCACCGATTACAATACCTCTGGTATAACCTCAAGTATACATCTCCCCTTATCAAAAATTGTCTGGGGAAATGAAAATGTTTCTCGTCGTGCCAGTACAGAATTTCCACTTCCAGTTAGTGTACGAGATATTGGTGGATTTTCTGGAGCAAGTGCGGCTTTTTCTGTATCTGTATTAGGATCGGTTACTGCCTCAGTTCCTGGAACAGTAACTGTTACGGGTGGAGTTCGTGGCCTAGATACTTTCACTGTAGGAAATACTTCCACTAACGCACTCTGGATTCGTGGTGTAACAGGATCTACACCAGTGGGAATAACTGTAGGAACACTGTCTGCCACCATACAAGGAATAACTGGTGGAATTCCTGTTGCAGTAACTTTTGATTCAGTTCAAATTAATAATTCTTCATTTGGCATCCATGGTATTTCAGGCGGAGCTGCCGTAAACGTATCTGTTGGAAATACGATAACAATTACTGGTGGTAGACAATTGTCTAGTACAACAGATTCAGTTTCAGTAAATATTACAGGAATAACTTCTAATCTTTCTGTATTGTCTAAAACAAAAGATAATGTTGCAGTGTGGGGGTCTGGCGGAGAAACTTATATTTCAACTGTTCTATACGGACTGTCTGGTTCTGATTTGAGTCCAATCGGGGTAACAAACAATCCACTTCAAGTAAGTATTGTAAATTCTGGAGCTACCTTTGTTGTGTCGGTGAATCCAACTGTGGGAGTAACTACAGGAACTGGACCATCTCTTCGAGTTCAAGGAGGATCGACCGCAGAAGGACCTGTTTACTTTAAGTTTTACGATGATTCTACCACCATTCCGATTCGAGCAAGTACGAACATACCAGTACGAGTAGACATAACAGGATCTACAGGATCATTTGAAACTCAGTTTGTTAAAATTAAAACTAATACAGATATAATTTCCACTATTAGTGACAAATTGTCTTCCAACACTTTTAATGTTAAAGTTTTAGAATTAGCGGTTCCAAGATCTCTACACAATGGAGCAAAAGTAATGACCAGTACTGCAACACCACTTGGTGGAAATATTTTATTGAAATCAGGAGTTACAGTCAAATCTCCTATAACAAATAAATCTACTATATTTGTGGGAAATTCTACAATACAACAAAATCCCACATCTGCCTATCCGTTAGAACCAGGAGAATCTTTGTTTTTACAGATAGATAATCTTAAGACTCTATACTGTTATGCCTCAATTAATCCTGCTGCTCAAAAATTATTGTATATAGCATCTTGATCTAAACTAAAATGTTTAGAACTCCAAACTATTATCAAAAAAAGAACACAGGAGAAACTGTATTAATTTCTTCGGTTGGTTCTTTGCCTTCTAAATTCGTTAAAAGTGTACGTTTTATTGGATTACAATCAGATCTAGTTAAACAAAGAATATACTCTACAGAAGACACTAAATTAAATATAACTCCTAAAGTATATAACAAACAGTTAAATACTAACTTACCTTCACTTTTTTTTGATTTTAATTCATCCGGAAAAATAACAGATCAAGTTAGATCCAATCTCGTTACAGATTTTTTTGGCAAACTAGGAGTAAATAATCAAACTTTGAATATTACTCATTCTGGATACGATTACAATTCGTGCAGTCTAAACGGATCATACACTTTTTTATGGTTAGAAAATAATATTGTATACATGCAAGCAGTAAGTTTAACCAATTTTGACTCAACCAAATCTATGTTCTATCCTGAAAAATTTTCAGAGATTCCTGTGTTTACAATCGGGAATGCTAGTCCCGACGACAACATAGTAACAGCTCTTCCGGTTGATCAAGTTCGAATAGTAAACAAAGTACCGTGTGGTACAAATTCTTTTATAGTTCAAGGAATAGTTCCAAGATCTATTGTAGAATTCGGCGAAGACAAATTTCGAGTAATTGACGTATATTTAAATTCACACACAAAAGAAGAAGAAATGATTCTAGACACTAAAGAATTCAATGTGGGAAAAGCTGCAATAACATCTGTAATAGATGATTTACAATCGGTGTATATGTTCAACATCTATAAACAAATATAAACATTCCCGGCTGGATTCGAACCAGCGACCAACGGTTTAGAAAACCGTTGCTCTATCCTCTGAGCTACGGGAATAAAAAGATCTGCCCAGATTTTAACTTGGGCAGATCCTGTGTTATATTCTACTAAGAGGTTTAGAATTAATTAGTTACTAAATTTGGATTAGACCCTACTGGTCCCATATTAGGGGTAGTTAAACGCTTAGGGGCTGGAACAAATAAGTTATTCACTACTACATTCCTAAAATGTTCTTCCAGTTCTGGAACAGCCTCTACAATGAATACAATATTGCGTTCATTGATGTCTACGCCATCCTTAATTTGACCGTATGGAATCCAACGAACAAACATAAGTTTGCCCTCTTGTGTTGGAACCAATACACAAGGATCTTTTAATGTAATAGTAGTCTTGGTTTGACTAAAATTACCAATAATTTCCTCACCGCTGATTAAACGAACAATCTTAACTTCAAAATCTGCCATTTTAATTCCTTTCTTTGAATTAGGCTTCAACTCGAGACTCTATCTTTCTATCTATCATTCGCTGCACATTACGAGCCTCACCGATGATACGTGCATCAAATTCCTGACGTAATTCATTTACTTCTCGTGATACATTAACAACCTGATCTTCGATATTCCGATCTACTTCTCTGAATCGATCAAGACAATCTCGTTCCACTTCTGAACGTGTTGTATCGATACGAGCATTGACTTCTTGTAAATCATTATTCAGTCGACGATGTACCTCCTGGACTTCGTTTGAGAAAAAACGAGACTCTTGTTCTAATCTTCGTTGCATTTCATCACGATACCGAGTCATGGAGTTCCATAACCAGTATCCTCCAAACACAATTCCAACCGCACCGGCTCCAAGAAAAAATTCTGTATTAAACGCTATATTTTCCATAACAATCTCCTTTTGTATATATTATATTAGATTTATTAGATTTGTCAAGCGGTTTTTTCACAATCACAACGATGTAATAATCTGTCCCATAATCCACATTTTGAACGTTCTACCGGCCAACACGAACAACAGTTGTCTCCTAACAGGCTTAAATTGACAGGTAAGGTTGCCCGTGTGTGTGCCTCTACCAGTTCTGATTCAGTCAATAACAGATCCAGACAATGTCCGTCTACTGTAATTTTGGTTTGATATAGTTTAGTTTCCATAATAAATTCTTTCCGAGCTTGAGGCCCAACAGGCTAAACCACTTTGATAACCTACACAGATATTTATACAACATCCAGTATATACCAACAGAAAAGCCTTAAAGATTGTTAAGATTTTAATTATATAAATACAGTAAAGGAATTATATGAACGCCAAACAAAAACTTACAGAATTATTGCGACACAAGATTACTAGTAGATTGAATGAAATGTGGAACGGACCAGGAAGACCAGGAGAACAGGAGCCACCAGAAGCTTATATAGGCCCACCACGTCCAGATTATTGGAATCA